CTGGGCGGTCCAGGTCTTCCCGCGCTGGAAGGCCGTGCCGGTTCCGTTGGATGTGCGCTTCTTTTTGTGACAGGGTGCGGTCTGCTTCCTGCCGCACATATTGCAGTAAATGGATCCATCCGGGATGGTTTTGTGACATGCTCGGCAGTTCATGGGTGTCACATCTCCTTAAGGTTTATAATCTACAGAAATGTCATAACGCTGAACCGGAAGGAATCTGAAATAGGACGCACCGCCCAATGTGAGCCACACGCCATTCTGATTCTTGTCAAAATATCCGGAGAACTTGGAACCATCCGGCATGGAAAGCACGAAATAATTAGTCTTTGATGTAAGTTTACATTCCACAAAATTGGATGAAGTATGTTTCCCGTTTTTCCACATCTGTTTGCAGAAATAGGCAGTTTTCCCATCTGAATTAAACACCAGCTCAAATATCGCAGAATCGAAGTCAAAGCTGGAATTGTATGTCTGATTCATTGCCTTGGCATCAATAAAAAGGATATAGGCGTCCGATGCATAAGTGGAAGCGGAAACCGCTACCGGCAGGAGCATGGATAGAATGAGAATGACGGCGAGAAGTTTCTTCATATTATTCGTCTCCTTTCATATTAAGAATCTTTCTAACTGCTTGCTTTTGCCATTCTTCCGCTTTACTGTAAGCGACGATCAGGGACAGGACATCAGAATCTGATATCGGTTCTTCTGGTTTGAGCTCCCAGAAGCCCGGGAAGCGGTTCACCTTCGGTTCGTCTCCGGTCATGAGCCAGCCCGGATCAACATCCAGCGCCATGGCCAGCTTAAAGCACTTGTCCTGTTTCGCAATATAGACACCGTTAATGTAATTACTGATATCGCTCTTCCCGACTCCGCTGAGCCTGGACAATTCAGATGCAGTAATCCCTTTTTCCGCGATTGCTTTCTGAAGTCTGTACTGAAAATCATTTTCCATGTCTGATCCCTCCGGCCTTAGAATACCATACTATTCAAGAAAACTCAAATTATATTTTAGAAAACTTGATTGTTCTTGTTGACAATTACAACCGCCAATGATAAGATAGTTGCGGTTGAGAAACCACAACACAAAATATAGTGGAAAGGAGGACAGCAGACCATGAAGAAAATCTTCTTTGACTACAGTAAACTTTCCGGGCGCATCAAAGAGAAATTCGGCTCGCAGAAAGCATTTGCGGACGCTCTGGGCGTTACGGAAACAACGCTGTCGAACAAGATGACCGGTGTCTATTACTTCTCACAGGCGGAAATCGCGAAGTCTATCCAGCTGCTGGATTTGGAATCCGGCTCCATTACCGGGTATTTTTTTACCCCGAGAGTTTAGTTTTCTCAACGCAATATAAACATATTGCGAAATATCAGAAAACGAAAAACCGAGAACCCACAAGGATTTTACCTAAAACAGAACGTCACAATATTTCTATATTGTGAAGAAAGGACGGACGACAATGGAACGCACGAAGTACTCGACAATCTACCTCGGGGAGCTCACCCAGATGATCAAGGACTGCACCATCGCAGCGATCCGGGACTCCTACGCGCAATTCGGAACTGATTCCGGCTCCTATGCGCTGAAGCACCAGGTCGGCGGGATCTTCAATGTCACCGACCGGATCATGGCCGCGCTGTACGCTGAGAAGGACGAAGAGGAGGAAATCTGATGACGCTGGACGATCTCCGGGCCATGAACAAGACGATGGTCTCCAGCAGCGTCGTGGCCTCCGTGATCGGGTCGAAGCCAGACGTGGTGAAAGCCCAGGCGCTCCGGGGGGATCTTCCCTGGAACGTGACGGTGATGGAAGGCCGTACCGGAAAGATGATCGTGAAGCACTCGCGGGAGCAGCTGCTGGACTATCTCGGAAGGAGGCGTGAGGAATGAAGCTGACACGGAAGATCCTGGCCCTGCTGGCTGCGTTTGCGCTGATCGCGAGCGTGATCTTCGCCAGCGGCATCAGCTGGGCGGAGGAAGGCACCACGACCATGTGGATTCTCTGCCAGCCGGGCGACTATGTCCACGCCCGCAGCGGGCCGAGCACCCGGCGGGAAAGCCTCGGGCGCCTGGTGACCGGCGATCACGTCGAGGTTGACGGGCAGACAAAGGACGGCTTCGCGCATGTGACCCGGCTCTGCCTCGAAGAGGATGTCGGCTGGATCTACGCCGGCTACCTGATCGAAGAGGAACCGAAGGACGCGAAGGGCATGGTCTACACGATCAGCGCGAACGGGCGCGTGGCGTGCCGGAAGTTTATCGACGGCCCGCGCCGGTGCTGGGTTGTGGACGGAAGCCAGGTCAAGGTCTACGGATATACCAGCCAGTGGGCCGTGACCAACAAAGGGTTTATCCGCACCGAGTTTGTGGACGGGCTCCGATACTGAGGTGGTCACCGTGGCGACATTGAGGACAGAAGACGAAAAGCTGGCGATTCTCGCCCGGTGCTGTGCCCTGGAAAAGTCCGGCGGGGACATCCTCGCCTACCTGAGGAGCCAGCACTACGTGACGCCCAGGGCGACCTGGATTAACTTCCAGAAAATGTATCTCGGCCGGAAGCCGGAAAAGTGCACGGACGGAAGGCCAAGAAGAAAGGACAGGATTGAGATGGACAACTACCAAGGGAAGAAGGCTGAGGACCAGCAGAAACGTCTGGACGGGCTGAAGGAACGGATGGACAAGGGCATGACCACCCGGGAGGCCATGGCCAACATGGGATTCACCGGCAAGAGCGCTGCGCAGACTTACCGGCGGATCCGAGCGTATGCAATGGAAACCGATCCGGAGATCGCGGCGAGACTTCCGGAGAAGATTGGCGCGGACGACCCGGAGAACTGGTTTAAACAAGGGGAGAAGATCCCGAAGGCGGTAATCCAGGCGGTAATCAATGCGAACCCGGTGGAAGTGTTCTCGAAGATTCAGGTCGAGGAGCCGAAGCCTGAACCGGCGCTGAAGACGGTCGCCCTGGGCGGAAAGTTCGGGAAGTATGAGGTCAACGAGCGGTCCAACTACTTCGCGGTGGATGTGGACCGGGTGATCGCGATCGACGATGTGCCGGAGTTTATCGAGGAGCTCCGGACGGCGGTCAGGCTTCTCGGGATTGACATTGAAAGGAGGTGAGACCATGGGAAAGCATGAGAAAAAGCGCCCGGAAATACTGCCGAAGCCTGTACCGTTTTACGGGCACAAGTATAGCAAGCACCCGGAAGTGATCCGTGTCAGCTTCAAGGACGGCACCAGCGCTGTGTACGACCTGAGGCCGAAGCAGCCGGCGCCCCAGATCGTCGAGTGCATCGAGATCATCCAGGGATGGACGCAGGGCTACCCGCCCATAGAAACAAGATGACCGGCAGCTGCTGGAACCAGCTACCGGCCAAAGCCAGAAATATGGAATCGAATCATTATAACATATCAGAAAGGGTTGAACAAGCGTGAGGGCTTTATACGAAATCGACCAGGAAATCCTGGACTGTGTAGACATGGAGACCGGGGAGATCCTGGACTCCGAGAAACTGGATGCGCTCCAGATGGAGCGTGACCGCAAACTGGAAGGCGTCGCCCTGTGGGTGAAGGACCTGACCGCCGAGGCGGAGGCCGTCAAGGCGGAGGCCGACAAGCTGATCGCCCGGAAGCGGGCGCTGGACAACAAGATCGCCGGGCTGAAGATGTGGCTGCTGATGGCGCTGGACGGCGAGAAGCTGAAGACGCCGCGGTGCAACGTGTACTACACCCACAGCCAGCGGGTGAAGGTGGAAGACGAAGAAAAACTGATGGAATTTATCTATTCGCTTAACGTTCCCGGAACATACCTTCGGTATAAAGAGCCGGAGCTGAATAAGGACGAGATCAAGAAGGCGCTGAAGGACGGGTTCGAGTTCCCCGGCGCGGCGCTGGAGACGACGGAAAGCGTGGTGATCAGGTAATGGGAATCCCTGTTCTGATCATCGGTGAGAGCGGGTCTGGCAAGACCTACTCCATCAAAGGCATGGACCCGGAGAAGGTCGGGATCTTCCTCTGCGAGAAGTCCCGCCTCCCATTCCGGAAGAAGTTTTCCACCTATAAGGTCCGGAATATCGTCACGAAGGACGACAACGGCGTGGAGCGGGTGGTCCGCCAGGGCGATATGATCCGGTCGATCCTGATGCAGAGCCAGAAGAAGACGTTCGTGATCGACGACAGCCAGTACATCATGGCGAATGAATTCTTTGATCGCGCCAGCGAGACCGGCTACCAGAAGTTCGTGGACATCGGGGCCGGCTTCAGGAACCTGGTGCACACGATCAACAACGACCTGGCGGATGACGTGATCGTCTACTTCCTGCACCACCCGGAGACGGACTCCAACACCGGGAAGGTCAAAGCGAAGACGATCGGGCGGATGCTGGACGAAAAACTGACCCTCGAAGGGTGCTTCGACATCGTGCTCCACGCCCGGACGGACGGGAGCGGGCACTGGTTTACCACCCAGAGCGACGGCACCGACACCGCGAAGAGCCCGGAAGAGATGTTCGAGATGACCATCCCGAACGACCTGGCCTTCGTGGACAGGACCATCCGCGAGTACTACGGGATCGGAGGTGGCGCGGATGCCTGACGAGCGGTACAACGAATACCTCCGGAGCGAGACCTGGCAGCGCCTCCGGTCGGAGCGGCTGAAGATCGACGGATACAAGTGCCAGCGGTGCGGGAGGCCCTTCGACCTTCAGGTGCACCATCTCTACTACCCGCCCGAACTGGGCACCGAGGATGTGCACCGTGACCTGATCACGCTGTGCGATATGTGCCACGAGCTGGTCGAGCACCAGAAGCAGGAATTCCGGTATAACAAGTACGCGGAGCGCGAGGCTGAGCGGAAGAGGGCCGAAGAAGAGCGTGAGAGGCGTCTCGAAGAGCTCAAGCAGATGAAGGAAGATAACAAACGGAAGTACGAAGAATGGAAAGAGGAGATGGCAAGGCACAAGAGGCTGGTGTCCCAGTTCTGTGAAAATGTGCTTATGGACGATCTGTCTCGCGCCGGCAAGAACGGCAAAGACTACTGCAATAAGGACGTCGTGAAGGCTGACCTTTTCCCGTTCCTTCGTGAGAACAACGCGTCTCTGGATGGCGTGACAGACGTGCAGAACTTCTTCCGGAACAGGCGCTACGAAGTTATCCTCCGGCTGATTAACGAAGGAAACTCCAGGCAAGAGATCCAGCGGAAAACAGGTTTCTCGTACAACATGGTCAAGAAGGTATTCGATAAGCCCCATGTTGCAGAAGCAATATTAAAAAATGAAAAGGAGAACTACGAACATGAATAAGCCTAACAACTACGAAAACGTATCCACCGGAGACTTCACCCCTGCCGAGGCCGGCGGGCATCACATGATTATCAAACAGGTGCGCGAGCAGAAGAGCCGCACCGGGAAGGACATGCTGGTGATCCTGGTGGACTTCGCGCCGAACGATCGGCAGCCGAAGTACTTCTCGAAGATGTTCGAGGAAGACACCCGCCCGGAGAAGAAGTGGCCGCACGCCGGCACGATCTACGTGGTCAGCGTGGACAACAGCGGCCAGTGCACCAAGAACTTCAAGACCTTCATCACCAGCTTCGAGCACTCCAACGGGTGCCAGGTGGTCTGGGACGAGGGGCCGAAGTTCGTGAACCAGTTCGCCGGGAAGAAGATCGGCGGCGTCTACGGGCGCGTCGAGGAAGAATACAACGGCGAGCGGAAGATCCGGTGCCTCCTGCGCTGGTTCTGCGACGACGCAAGGGCGGACGGCGCGAAGGTGCCGGAGGACAGGCTGCTGGACAAGGGAGCTGCGCCCGTGCCGGCAGGGTTTACGCCGGTTGAGACGGAGGACATCCCCTTTTGATCACCATCCAGGTCGACACCCGTGAGCATCGGGCGGAGGCGGAACGAATTGAGAAACAGTTCGACGCCATGGGTGTCGCCCACTTCCGGTCCAAGCTTTATTGCGGTGATTACCAGTCGCTCGACAACGGGCGGCTGGTGATCGACCGGAAGAAGGACCTGCTGGAGCTCTGCGGAAACGTGACGCAGCAGCACGAACGCTTCCGGCGGGAGCTCGTCCGGGCCAGGGACGCCGGCATCCAGGTGATCATCCTGTGCGAGCACGGACACGGCATCGAGAGCCTGACGGACGTCTGGTTCTGGAAGAACCCGAGGCTCGAGAGACGGAAATGGGTCGTTGAGGACGGAAAGCCGAAACAGGTGCCCGCCTATCCGGCGGCGACCAGCGGCGAGAAGCTGTTCACCATCCTGAACACCATCCGGATCAAGTACGGGCCACGGTTCGCCTTCTGCGATCCTGCCCGGACCGGCGAGACCATTGTCCGGCTGCTTGGAGGTGGATGATGTGGCGGACATCGGGTATATCAAACTGTACCGGAAGATCTGGGAGAACGACTACCTGAACGCCGGCGAACGCTTCACCAGGATGACCGCATGGATCTGGATTCTGACGCACGCCAACTATAAGGACGGCAGCTTCATGAAGAATGGCCAGCTGGTCCACGTCAAGCGCGGTCAGCTGTTTACATCCATCCGGCATCTGGCCCTGACCTTTGGCTGGGACCCGAAAACAGTATCCCGCTTTTTAGGGTACATGGAAATGGAGAAAATGATAACGACCACGGGGATGCAGAGGGGTACACTCATCACCGTCCGCAAATACAATGATTATCAGGCTTCTGACGATTCCGTTTCCAGCGAAGGGTACACTGAAGGGTACACTGAAGGGGGAGCAGATTCCCACAGTACAGGGAGCGCAGACGGGTACATAACTAAAGAAGTAAAGAAGAATACTAAGAATAAAAAGAAAGAGCGCGGGGGGCGGGTGATTGAATGAACCAGACGAATCATGGGCTGCTCGACGAGACCATCGTCCGCCGGGCCATCCATACGATCAAGCCGGACGGCGGGCTCTTCGAGGTGCGGATTATCGGTGAGCGCGGGAAGAATAGCATCGCCAGCGGGTACTTCCGGGACGCCGATACGCTGATCGCCGCCTTCGACAAGATGGACCTCCGCCGGAAGAACGTCTACATCGTGCTGAACGACATCCGGGAGGCGTGCTACAGCCGGAAGCAGCGGGACCACTTCGAGGCCACGAACACCACCACCGACGACAAGGACATCGAGAGCTATTCCTGGCTGTTTATCGACCTGGACCCGGAGCGGACGAAGGAAGTCAGCTCCACGGATGAGGAACTGAAGGCGGCGGTCGCGCTGGCCGGGCGGGTGAAGAAGTACCTGGAGGGCATCGGGTTCGAGAAGCCGGTCGAGGCCCTGAGCGGAAACGGCGCGCACCTCCTCTACTATATCGGGCTGGCAAACAATGAGGAAAACACGGAGCTGATCCGGCAGTGCCTCGCGGCGCTGGACATCATGTTTTCCACCGACCTGGTCAAGATCGACACCGTGAACTTCAACCCGAGCCGGATCTGCAAGCTGTACGGCACGGCGGCCCAGAAGGGCGCGAACAGCCCGGAACGTCCGCACCGGATCAGCGAGATCATCAGCGAGGACTTCACGCCCCGGCAGACGATGCGGTGCTACCTGGAGCAGCTGGCGGGCGCGGTTGAGGAAGTGAAGCCGGCGGCGGCCAAGTACAACAATTACGACCCGAACAACTTCGACCTGGTCGGGTGGATGCAGCGTCACGGGCTGGGCTTCACGGAGAAGACCTTCTCGGACGGCGGGCGGAAGTTCGTGCTGGACGAGTGCCCTTTTAACGGAAACCACAAGGCGCCGGACTCGATGCTGATCCTCCAGACGGACGGGCGGATCGGGTTCAAGTGTCTCCACAACAGCTGCCGGGACAAGACATGGCGGGACCTGTGGATGAAGCTTGACCCGACGCTGTACGAGGCCGTGACGAAGGAAGAGGACCGGCGGATCGAGGAAGGCTGGCGGAGGCACAACGCGAACCGGGCGAGCGCGCCCTATGCGGAGGCGGTGCCGGGCGAATCCACCGAGCCGGTGTTCTACACAGCGGAGATGGTCACCAGCAAGCCGAAAGAGGTCCGGGAGTTCATCCGGACCGGCACACAGGTGCTGGACAAGCAGATGATGGGACTCGAGAAGTGCTGCGTGTCGCTGGTGTCCGGGCTCAGGGGCGGCGGAAAGTCGACTTTGCTGACCGGATGGATGCTGAACGCCGTGCAGGACGGGCACACCGTGGTCTGCTACTCCGGTGAGCTGACGGACAGGAACTTCATGCGGTGGATGTTCCTCCAGGCCGCCGGCAAGGCGAACACCATCCGAAGCGAGATCTACGAGAACTACTACACGACCGGCACGGAGACGCAGCTGAGGATCGCGCACTGGCTCGGGGAGAAGTTCTGGCTGTATAACAACGTTTACGGAAACAACTACCAGAAGGTGTACGACCTAATCCGGAAACAGGCCGAGGAGAAGAAGGCGGACTTCGTGGTGATCGACAACATCATGGCGCTGGACCTCTCCGGGGCGGATAAGGACAAATATGAGGCCCAGACGCGCTTCATCTGGATGCTGAAGGAACTGGCCAAGGTGACCAACGCGCATGTACTGTTCGTGGCGCACCCGAGGAAGAGCCAGGGGTTCCTGAGGCTGGACGATGTGAGCGGCAGCGGGAACATCGGGAACATCGTGGACAACGCCTTCATCGTGCACCGGAACAACGACGACTTCCGGGCGAAGACGAAGGAGTTCTACAGGAAGAAAGATGATTGGGACGGGTACCAGGGCACGAACGTGATCGAGATCTGCAAGAACCGCGACCTCGGCGTCCAGGACTTCTTCATCCCGCTGTGGTACGAACCGCAGACGAAGCGGATGAAGAACTACCAGGGCGAGAATGTGGTCTACGGGTGGGACACGTTCGGCGGGTACACTGTCGTGAATGATGAGGAGGTGCCCTGGTGATCAATCCGAAAAGGCGGGAAATGTTCAAGGATCTGTACCGGCTGGCGGAGTATTATGAGGCCCCGCAGTTTGCGCCGGGAGACATCGACGGAAATGCCGACTGGTTCGCGATCGCTCAGGAGGCGGTGCTGATGCCCTTCCTGAACAAATGGGCGGACGACGACCTCGCCGGCGCGCTGGCCTTCGATGTGGTCGAGGCGACCAGCAAGCTCGCCGCGGAGGCGAACAGGCAGGCGCCGGTGACATAAGAATGGAGTGAGATCTATGAGAATTGTGACGGATGTACTTTGCATTGTTTTCCTCGGGCTGCTGGTGTTCTGCCTGATGACCAACCAGGTCACGGTGGAGCAGCTGCTGGCCGTGTCGATCGTCGCGCTGGTCGTCTTCTCCGTGCGGGAGGAGATCCGGGAGCGCCGGGGAAAGACAGAAGCCCCGCGGGAGGACGCGGACAACAAATAAGTGTTTCCTCCGGATTAAGGTCCGCCCGTGAGCGGCTATCCGGAGACAATAAAAGGAGGAATTGAAGATGGCACGGTCTCGGTTAGTATGCAATCTCGGTTTGGCGGACTTTTTCACGATCCCGGAGAGTAATGAGGTCTGGCGGAAGAAGGGCGGAGACAAAACCTACCTTGTGAGGGCGTCGGATGGAAAAAGGATCGCCGGGTACGACTGCGAGAGCCTGTATGACAGCGAGCAGCGGATCTGGCTTCCGGCGAACACACGGGTCGACATAGTAGAAGATTTATAAGGAGGCCTGGCATGACGCAGCGGGAGTTTGCCAACAAGTACGCCCTGCCCTACTGGCTGGTCCACCTCGCGTCCACGCAGACGCCCACGCGGGAGGATAACCCGTGGGCGCGGGCCTACCCGGAGGCGGAGCTGATCACCGCCGTCCGGAAAGAGGTCAAAATGAGGGCCCGGGAGCGGAAGAAGGACCTGGAAGAGTACGCGGCGATTCTTAGAAGATTGAACGGGGAGGAATGAGGATGTTCAGATCAAACGGGATCCAGTTTATCAGGCTGAGCGGTGCCAGCGCCAAGCTGGACGAGGACGGAAACTTCATTGGATACGAGCACCGGGGCGAGGTCGTGATCAATGTGGCCCAGATCTGCGCGATCTACGAGCACACCGTGATCGTCATGGGGCACAAGATCCGGGTCATGGAGTCTGTGGATGAGATTGTGAGGATGATGAGATGATGGAGCCGGTGAGCGTGAAGTTCATGGAGGTGCTCCGGGACGACATCCGGAAGCATATCAGGCCATGGGCGGACAATGACCGTGTCGAGGTCGGAGATTTTTCTTACGGATACCCGGTGATCAAGAGCTGGGGCGAGGGCGCGAAGTGCCACATCGGGAAGTTCTGCTCCATTGCCGCGAACGTGCAGATCTACCTGGGCGGCGATCACCAGACGCGGTGGCTGACTACCTACCCCTTCGACGTGTACTTCGGCGGAGGGGTCGCGAAAACCAAGGGCGACGTCTGGATCGGGAACGATGTCTGGATCGGGAACGACGCGAAGATCATGAGCGGGGTCCGGATCGGCGACGGCGCGGTGATCGCCGGGAGCGCGGTGGTGACGAAGGACGTGGAGCCCTACACGATCGTCGGCGGGGTGCCGGCGAAGGAAATCCGGCGGCGGCTCACCTACCGGGCGACCTGGGAGCTGATCCGGATGCAGTGGTGGGACTGGCCGCTGGAGAAGATCGCGGCGGCAGTGCCTCTCCTGGCATCGGAAGACATCAAAGGGCTGGTCATCTTTGACTATGAATGGAGGAAAGCGCATGAAGAAGCCTTACCTGAGTGTAATTGTCCCGGTACATAACGGCGAAAGCTTTATGAGGAAAGGCTTGGACAGCATCCGGAGCCAGGTCTACGACGACTATGAGCTGATCGTGGTCTGCGACAATTGCCAGGACAAATCCGTGGAGATCGCCAGGGAATACGCTGACAAGGTCATCGTCACCCAGTTCGGTCTGGACGGGCTGGCCCGGAACGCCGGGCTGGATGAGGCCGAGGGTGAGTGTGTCCTGTTCATGGACCACGATGACTGGTTCCTGCATGAGTTCGCGTTTATGCAATGCGCGGAGATGATGAAGGAGAACCCGGACGCCGACATGCTGGTTTTTTCTTTCATCTGGAAGGGTTTCAACTACATCGACGCCCGGAAGCGGATGGTCATCGCCGTGTGGTCCAAGTGCTGGCGGAGGGCGTTCATCGGGGACACCCGGTTCTCCGACCGGCCCTACTGGTCTGACGTGGACTTCCATCAGAAGATCATGAAGAAGAAGCCGAGGGCGTACATGTGGGACCGCCCGATGTACTACTACAACTACCTGATGCCCGGATCGACCTCGTGGCGCGAGAAGGAAGGCCTGATCGAGAGCTACCAGGAACAGGAGCGGAGGAAGAACGATGAAGTGTCCGAAATGCGGGAGTGAGCAGCACAGGGTCAGCAACACACGGCAGAGGCTGGACGGGGCTATCCGGAGACAGCGTACGTGCATCATCTGCGGGAAGATCTGGTACACGATCGAGACGCATGAAGGTAAGTGCCTGACAATGCAGAACGACAACCTGATCAACCGGCTGAAGAACGGAATCGAGACAGCCAGTGGTATTGATAACGACTTCGTGTATATCACGATCGGGGACGCCAAGCGGATATTACGGATGCTCTGAGACAGGAGGCAAAGCGGATGACCAAGCGCGAGCTGCTGGAAAATTACCGGGACATCGTGATCGAGATAGAAACACTGGAGCGCCAGTCGAAGTTTCTGAATCAGTTTATCGGCGGACCGAAACCGGTGCACGCGGTCCGGCTGACGGGTATGCCGCGTGGAACAAATGATCCGGAGGCAGCGGTTCTTCAGCGGGCAGACACGGATGAAGTGCTGGAAAAGATTGACGCGAAGTGTGCGGAGCTACGGGATCTGGTGGATGCCTTCGAACAGATCATGGACGGGATTGATGACCGGCGGCTCAGGATCATCATCCGGAACTATTACGCACTGGGATGGACTGATGAGAAGATCGCGGAACAACTGGAGCTCAGCCGGCAGCATGTGAACAGGCTGAGGATGGCTTACATTGAGGTGTTGATATGAATAAAGAAGATATAATCTGCACATGCAAAGAAGTTGACCTGGATGAAAAAGAACGCGATATGATAGAGAAAATGGTTCTGCAATGGAGGCTGGAATATGCAAATGTTGATGGTAAAATCATTAGAAAAACAGATTTAAAGAATCATTCCGTTATTGTAGTAAAACTGATTATATACAATACTCTCATGGCACTTGCAGACGTTAATGTGAACAATGAGAAAAAAGAATTGACTGGCATACGTATGCTTCGATTCCAAGGAAGATATATATTTCAGAAGTTCACATTTTATTTGGATGGATACAGACGTAAATGGATAGCGTACACACGTTTGTAAATTCATGTGACAAATGTTATTGAATGTGCGCGTATCATATGAAACAATGATACCGTGCAGAAGTAGCACCGGGGTGGACATGACCCGGTGCTTTTCTTCATGCTTCAGTTCCTCTTTTATGCGGGGGCCGGGTCTTGACACCTCCGGACACCGGCGGGAAGCTCATCATTGATAGCTGAGGTGGGAGCTGGTGAGCAATTCGTTTGCCAGGGCGTTCTACATGAGCGCGCCGTGGGTGAAGTGTGCACGGGCATACAAGGCCAGCAAAGGCGGGCTCTGTGAGCGCTGCTGGTCGAATGGTCTGATCGTGCCCGGCGAGGAGGTGCACCACAAGATCAGGCTGACACCGGATAACCTTAGCAATTACGAAATCTCCCTGAATTGGGAGAACCTCGAGCTGCTGTGCAAGAACTGCCACATCGAGGAACACAGAGGGACCCGCTGGAGGGCGGACGAGCTCGGCCACGTCGAGCTATAGCCCCCCTGGTCGATCGAAATATGAGAGGGGGGCCAGCTCCGGGGCGAGGTCAGGAATTTCGCTCTATTGAGGCGGGTTTTGGTTTTTTAGGAAGGACGGGACAAAAATGGCGAGAAAGAAAATGACCTTTGACGAGATCATGAGCCTCGCCGAAAGCTACGGAGTAAAGGACAACGTTCTCTTCGTTTCCGCCTCCCGGCGCTATGCCGGCCAGATGGAAATCATCGAGAACATCCAGGAAGATCTCCGGACGCGCGGGCTTGTGATGGAAGTGACCGGCTCCACCGGGCAGCAGAAGATCGAGGCGAACCCGATGGCCTCCCAGCTGCCGAAATACAACGACACTGCAAACAAAACACTAAGCATCATGCTGGACATCATTCAGAAACTGGGCACCGCCGCGCCGGCGGGCGATAAGCTGGGTGAGTTCCTGAATGAGTAAGTACCATGGCGAGGCGTGGAGGCGAATGGAAGCGCCACCTGTGCCAAACGCAGAGCTCGAGATAGAGGTGCGGCGGCTGCAGAAGATGGCAGCGTCCGCGGACAACTGGATTCTTAAATACTACCAGATGATAGAAGACGGGTCCGTGACCGTGGGTCATTGGATCCGTTTGCTATATGAGCGGATTGTCTCCGACCTGGAGGCGAAGGCCTCCTTCTTCGACCAGAAGAAGGCGAACAAGGCCATCCGCTTTTTTGAGTCCTTCTGCCATCATTCCAAAGGCAAGCTGGCGCCCCAGCTGGTGAAGCTGGAGATCTGGCAGAAGGCACTCCTCAGCTGCATGTTCGGGCTGGTGGATGAGCGCGGCGTCCGGATCTACCGGGAAGTGTTCATCGTGATGGGCCGGAAATGCGGGAAGAGCCTCCTGGCCTCCGGCGTGGCAGAGTACATGGCCTACGCCGACGGCGAGCGCGGCGCGGACTGCTACTTCCTCGCGCCGAAACTGGACCAGGCGGACATCGTGTTCAATGACTTCTGGCAGTCCATCAGCCAGGAACCGGATCTGATGAAGATCACGAAGAAGCGGAAGATGGACATCTACATCGAGTCGACGAACACGTCCATCAAGA